ATGACTGTTAATAATTTACAAGGTGTTATCAAATTCACTCCAAACGCTTCTGAAGTGATAGCAGAAAAATATTTTTACCTTTCAACAGTAGATACTTTTTTAAAAAACAGCAATAATTCGCATAACAAAATTGATGATTCTGATGAGGGATTTGCCTATCTGAATAACGAAGAAAAAGTTTCATATACAGAAATAATTCAAAGTTATTCAAGATCATGCCAAGCATATATTTCGTGTTTCACGCTTCTCTATGCGAATGACTTTTATGAGGACGGGAAAATCAAAAAATGCGTAGCTAACCGACTCAAACAGGATAATAATAAAGATAATGAACAGCGAAATGTTGTAATATATAAGAATCTTTCATCAACTATTTGTTGGATTAATAATCAAACGGTTGAGTTTATTAATCGTGATATAAAAAAGCCACCATTTGACACAGAACAAGTTCAGTCATTTTCAACTGTAAATGTAGTCGATTTTTTGCAGAATCTTTGCTTGGATGATCCTGAATTATATAAAAATTTCTACAAAACTCTTAAAGATCAGGGATTTCCTCGTAATTTTGACCAAGATATGTTGGATTATTTAAAAAAGGAGAATCAGTTAGAGAAAATAAACCAAAGAACAGATGTGACACTAAAAGGACGTAACATTAAATATGGATCTCAAAAAATAAATTTTCCAGATAAAAACACTTTCCTTAGCCACCTAAAAAACGATGTAGTAAAAAAAGAAGAACTGGAAAAATATTTGGAAGTATGTTTACTGGAAAAGGACAAAAAATACAGAGAACAGAATGAATATAGACTTCTAGTTACTGAATTCAACAATACCAACAATTTTCCAAAAGCATTAAAACTATTTACGGCACGAAATTGTTTTGGACCAAATGTAGTAAAATACGATGACTTTGATAGCCTTTATCGTTCCCTTTTATAATTAAATATTCTAAGCCAGTAATCATAGAACTGAATGCTGGCTTTTTATTTTATACACATACCTAGTACCTTTTTATAACTGCATGTACATTGTACTAAATAATGTTAAAGCTTGATTTTTTAAGTAGTTAAACTTGCTGACACTAACTGATAATCGCTGGCAAGCTTCGTTGCGGGTGAAACGTTTCTCAATAATATAGTTGTGTAAGATAAATTGATATTGTGGATCATCAATCGCATTGAGGGCGTCTTCTACTTCTTTTAGCTGGTAGGACAGGTCAACATGGTTTATCAGGCGGCTTTCAGCACCGTTTCGGCTGCTATGGCTTGATGCTCCATCGAATGAGGGGCTAGAAACTTGATTAAAAGCCGTCAAATCACGTTTTAGTTTGGCATATTTCTTTAATAAATTACGAATTTTCTTAACATCTTGGCGCATTGGAATCACACTTTCTGGTTCCAGATATATGTATTAAAAAACGGGGCTATTACACCCCGTTCCGACTAATATCAACACAATGAATACTTATATTATAACACTTAAAACAAATATTTTCACTTATAATCGTTTCACATGAAACGCATTCACTTTAAAACTTATCCGGTTACTAAGCCGCGCAATTGTTGAATCATGCTGACAACTTGATACGGTGTTTTTGTCATATCAGTTACTCGGTTTTGATACCAGAATTGCGTCAGCAAGGACACCGCAAAATCGTACTGTTTGTAGATAGTCAAATCCTCACTTTTGCTAACGGCCGTCTGAACATAGTCCTCGGCGGCGTCTAAATAGCTTTTAATCATTGGATCATCTTCGGTTACATCAATTCGCAGGCTTAGTTTAATATCATCAACGGTTACAGCCATGTAATCACTCCTTTTTAGGGGGGGTAACGAATCGTGCCCCCCTTAGTTTTAATTTATGTATAGGGGGTGTCTAAAAATGGACACCCCTTTGTATAGCCGTCCCCAAAAGTGGGTACGATTATTTACCAGCAGTTGCGGTTCCTAACGCCACGTTAATTACAGCGGTCTTATCAATCACTTCATAATCATTCCGCACAATGACGGAAAGTCCTTGACTGAACTGGTCGAACTTGTCCCATTGGGCAGTTACTTGGTTACGCCGGAAAACAGCCACGGCTTGTGATAAGTCCCCCGCAATCATTGGGAACGTCCCGTCCGCGTTGTTAGCCAGCAACTTATCACTAATCATAACAACTGGTGCCCCTAATAAGGTGAAACCACTGGGTGCCGTTGGGTTCGGCTGTAATAGGTAACGGCCCTCGGAATCTTTGAGTGTATCAAGGTAATTAAACCCGGATTGGTTCACTAGCCACATCTTGCTCAAGGCGGGATCTAACGTCACGTTGAAAATCTTTTTAAGATCATCAATACTGGTGGCCGTTGCTTTAGTAAAGCTACTACCCGTTAACAGTCCCATGATCTGCGTGTTGTCCGTGTTATCAACCAATTGTTGTAATTGCGTTTTGACTTCACTAACAATATCAACCTCGGCGTCTTCCACTACTTCGTTAGATAAGGCAATTTTACCCGCCCGGGTCTTCACATCAAATGGCACTTCCGTAAACATGTTCGCGTCAACATCGGCAATATCGGCGAGTTCGTCCTTAGTAGCCAGTACCGCAGATTGTTGACTAGTGGCAATTGGATAAGTCCCGGAACCGCTAGAAACTTGCTTAACTGTTGCATATTGGGCAAGGTTGTAATTAGATTGCTTTAATTGGAAAACAGGGGTAATCAGTTCCTTAGGAATAACGGCACTGGCACCGTCCGTCTTTAAACCGTCCCGAGTTTCACCGTGTGTCCGTACATATTGCTCAAAGGCGGGAATACCAGTTTTGTTTTCGTTGCCATTGTCGTTGGTATTAGGATCAATAATTGTTTGTTTTGCCATGTTGTCAGGCTCCTTTGCTTGATTGATAAATTTTTCGTAACTACGACTTTCAATTTGAATTACTTGCTGAACACTCGACTGTCCATAACTTGGAATAGCCGTAGTCGTTAATTCGTATAAGTCTTTGATATGGTTGACCGTTCGGGTAACTTGACCGCTCGCAGTATCTTGCGTCCAAGTATCATCGCCATTGTCTAAATCAAAGGTGAACGAGCACCCGCCAATCACTCCATTTTTAATATTGTTATACGTATCCATTGCATAACTAACGCTAGGATCTAGCTCCGCCGTAAACTTTAAACCCGTATCATCAACGCTCGTGGTGAGGGTTCCGTTGTCGGCCCGGGCCAATGGCTGGGCCCAATTATGACTATTTAATAGCACTAATTTTGATAAATCCAAGCCATCAAGGGCGGCGGGATCAATCATTTCAACAAATTCGGTGCCATCATTCGTACTCATTTTCAATGAGGGGCTATTGAACACCACGGCATAACCAGAAATAACTGGCTTGCCGTCAACTTGTTGGGCTTGCGTGGCTGGTTCACCTGAATTGGACTGATCCTGATTTTCGGGTTCGGTTGGGACGGCGTCACGTTTTTCTGCTTTCAGTTCAGCCGCCAAGGTAAATCGTTGCTTATTCTTCACTCGTATTCACTCCATTCTTTTGTAAGTTTAGGAAAATATTGCCATCGTCAGTTGGTGGCAAGCCAATCTTGGCCCGAGCTTCGTTACGGCTCATAACGCCGCCAGTGAAACCAGCCACCGCTTGGGCTTGTTGCGTTTGCGGATCAAGGCTCAATAGCTTGTCCGTATTAAACGTGAAGTCATGACCAAGCTTGAATGACAGCTCGCTGGTAAAGCTATCAAAGTAATGTTGCAACGTGCCTTGTAGATACTGCACGCCACTTTGTTCTTGGTTAGAATGATCGTTTTCAACCCCTAAGCGCTCCGGTGGTAAGCCAAAAGCTTTAGCAATTTGTCGGGTCGTCCAGTCATTCGAGTTGACCAGTTTTAACACATCGGTATTTAAGGATAAGTTACTAATATCCATCGTGTCATCGGTCACAATCGTGTTGATCGCGTTGTCACCCGTATTGGCTTCATCAAACTGGTTGCGAATATTGCCCTTAGCTTCCGGCCCTAAATCAGATTGATGGACTTTAATAATCGTGGTGCCGTGCACACCAGCAGTAAAAAAGCCGGTTAGCAATTTATTGCCGGCCGACTGAATCTGGCGCTCATCTTTGAGGGCATATAGAGGACTAATTCCCGATACGCCGTCTTTGGTGAAATATTTAAAATGTAAAATGTTGTTAGGTGCAATCTGACGACTATTACCGCCAATTGGGGTATAGGTGTAGGTCAACGCCCCACTGACGTCATCTTGTTCAACTGTCATTTGGTTATTTTGCACAAATTTAAGTGTGTGATTAGGCAAAATCTCCGCAAAACTATTGCCATTGAGTAACAGGTTAGCCGCCAACGCATATTTAAAATGGTAGCCGTCCATCTGACTATTGGGGGTCTGATTAATCATCGTGTTAAAAATGGCCGTATCGCAAACAATCGGGTTGCTGGCAATATCACTGGCGATAATATTAATGGCCGCATAAATATCGCTATTCCGTAGAACCTCAGCGCTTACAAACGTATATGGATCATTGCTTGATAAACTAACCAAAGCGTCGGCCACCGGATCATGCGTGCTACTGGTGGTACTGCTTTTAACGAAGAAACTCATTTAATCACCTCACCTTCTTAATTGGTTGGTTAAAACTCATCGCGGTTCTTTTCATAATTAATTAATAAAGCTAAGGCTATTAAACTTGCACCAGCTAACATCAAAGCCGCATTAAGCCCTAACCAGCGGCCAAAACCGATTACTAGTAGCAATATTCCGAACAATAATAAACCGGTTTGGAAATAATTAAAACAAGTCTTTAGCAGTCGCTGTTTTGTAATAATCTTCTGCATGTTGTTGCGCCTCACTTTCTTGATAATAGTCCATACCCGCTACAAACGCGTTAATCAACGCCGCAATTGGGTCAATCCGGTTACTATTGCGGGCTTTATCCAGTTGCCAGCCATTGTTTAGCACTTTTAAGATGGCGTTATTGACCGCATAAGCGAGAATCTTGTTGCCGTTATGTTTAATCTTGTCATCGTAAAGCTGATCACGAAAATTGCGGGTTGGAATATTCAAAGTCTTGGTGCCTTGTCGCACTTCAAATAATGGATAATTGAGTTTTTCAAACTTAGTAATCAAGGTCTGCGCATTGTACGGGTCATACGCGATGGCTTTTACTTTCCAGTTATATTGACCGACCAGATTTTGCACGTAGTCGAATAGCTCATCATAATCAATCACACCACTATCAAGGCGAGTAATACTACACTCACCAGCGCGCTCCATTGACCGGTAATCAATCCCATCACGTTTAATCTTAGAATCCAGGCCGTACTTAGTGCCCACAAACGAATGACTATCACAATAAAACTGACCGTTGCCAATTGGTATCAACCAACTAACCGCGGTCAAGTCATTACTTTTGGATAAATCAATGCCAATATAGGCGTCACGATTATGTAAGTCGGGCACCTTGGCCAATTTACCAGCGGCCCAATCGTCCGCAGAAATATAACTATCCTCACTGGCTTGCAACCACATATTGAAGTTCTTCACCAGCACCGGAATGAGGTTATTTTGCTTAATGGCAAGGTCAACATCGGCCTGAATTTTCTCCGTCATGCGTTGCTTAACGTGTGGTTCACTGAATAACGGGTTGGCCTTGATCCAATTAGCTTGATCGTAAACTTCTTCGCGGTCGTCAAGTTCCCAGATTGCCACAAAATAACGGTCAGCTTCGGTTTTGCCCTTTAAAACGTCCGTCAGCATGTCATACTCGGCGTGCATTGGGACATTAAGGTTAAGGCCCGAGGTGGAAATTACCGCCAGTAGAGAATTATCCTCTTGTGCTTGACCAGACTTTAAAACGTTGTACACCTTGCGGTCTTTAGCTTCGTGCCATTCATCTAAAATAACAGTAGTCCCGGCATAACCATCAAGCGTACTGGTATCACTGGCAAGGGCCAAGGCTTGCGAATCAGTTTCTAAGTCAGTAATGGCTTGTTTTTGCACCTTAATGCGTTGTCGCATGTACTTTGATTGCTTGCGCACTTGCCGTAGCCCACTTGAAAGCATGTCATAGCCTAATTTAGCTTGTTTAAGGGCGTTGCTGACGAATAATACCTGTCGGTTACGGGCGGGCTGACGTTCTCTTAAAAGACCATTAGCGGCCATACCAGAAGCCAGATAGGTTTTACCGTTCTTCCGAGCCATACTAATGAATGCTCGATCATAGCGCCGATTACCGGTTGCTTTTTCACGCCAGCCATACAGCTCACTAATAATCCATTTTTGAAAGGGTTGCATGGTAAGTTGACTACCGTCAGTTTTCGGCATTAATTCGATAAATTTAACCGCTTGTGCCGCTTTGTCTTCATCATAGTAGAACGGGAAGCTAGTTTCCTTAGAACGGCTTAAATCGCGTTTAAATCGCTCACACGCCCATTTAATCTTTTGACCAGCCAACACTTGGCCCGATAAAACTTGGTCAACATATTCAATCATGACAACATCGCCTCGAAAGTGTCTTCGGGCGTTTCATCTTTTTGCTTGTTTAATTCCATGCGTGCCCGGCTAGATAACGACATTCCTAAATCATTGGCTAAGGCTTTTAAATCCTTCATCGCTTGGGACTGCAAGGCCACGTAAGGGTTCGGCTTACGTACACCAGTATCTTGATTAGTTTGTACCAGTCCGTTCTTACGAATATCATTCTCACAAGTCTGCACCGTGGCATAAGTGCGGCAATAACTGGCTAACATGGCCCGGTCAAGTTCACTAATTGGGGTATTGGCCTTTAAATAAGGCGCTACCCGTTGCCATTCAGTTAAGGCCCGATCGTGTAACCAATCTGGCGGGGTTAAATCAAGCACCGGATAATCAAATAACGCTTTTTCAGCGTCTTTACGTTGATCACGCTCATCATTGGTTAAATGTTTATTCATACTAGCCAAGGCTTTTACTTTTCGACCCATTCGGATCACTCCTTTCATTTAAGTTTACGCACCAAAAAGCCACCACGAGTTATACCCATAGCGGCTTATTGAACATATATCCAGAATTCGTTTATTATACCTATATTATCGCGCATATCTCTAAAAAGTGCAAATAATAACATGTACATGTTGACATGTTACCCCCTGACTGTTTATTTGTTCAAATTTCGCATTATTAGTAGTGATATTTCACAATCCAGCAAAATAAGCAAAAAATCAAAGTTAAAAAGGGACTTTTATAAACACAAAAGTATGCTGTCCGCTCCTTTTTGGTCGACCATAGCCCCCCCATATCAACGTTTCTGGGCTGTCATGCCGTTTTGAATTAGTCTCGTGGCCGAAAATTAAGCCGCCAACTTGAATTGCAAGTCGAAAATATCTACTCACTAACTCACCCGAAAATTCAGGGCAGTATTCCGCACTTGTGAGGAAACATCTTTGCTGTCCAACTCAGCCGAATTGTTCACTTGGCCGAAAACTTGGCGCAGTCAATTGCCACTTTTGGCAACGTAGACGCAAAATGCGGGTTGGTTAGGTCAGCGGAAAACTCCGCTTAGTAGCTCAGCTGAAAGTTCAGCGCAGTATTGCGCAGATCTATTGCCTAAGTTAAGCTTAGGTATCACAAGCAACCTGTCACGTCATCTTAGCGAGTCAGCCAGCGTACCAAGTTAGTGCGTTACGACAGGTGTGTGCCACGTTGTGCCAGGTATGTACCACGTTAGGCAGTCTTCAAAGTGTTGATATATCAATGTTTGTTCCACGTGTACCACGTGTACCACGTTAAAATGAACATTTACCGTTATAGTATGTAATAGGGTTAATTTAGCAGATACTAAAAAAGCGCCGTACCTTTCAGCACGACACTCATTGATTATTTAGTTTGTTGTTTCCGTTGTTCTCTAACCAATCCCGTTTTTCGGTTATGGTGTCGGTAGCACAATGGCTGTAGGTTGCTTTCATCTAAGCGACGTGACCAGTCGTCTTTGATTTCAATAACGTGATCAACCACATCAGCCTTACGGATCACACCATCTTGGTAGCACTGTACGCATACCGGATTGCTTTCAAGGAACCGCCGTGACAACTTGCGCCATGCCGAAGACTTGTAGAACTGTTGATACTTGCTTTCATCTGAATCGTACATGCGTTTGTGATACCGCCACTTGTTAGTGGCCTTGCGGTGCTTCTCGCAGTAGCGTGTGTCATAGGCAACCAACGTTCGACAACCCGGGTGCTCGCCCTGTTTCATTGGCTTAGCCATGACCGTTAACCTTAGTTAGTGTGACCACGTCATAAGCATTCATCTCGCTATCAGAACTAACGCCAGCAACGCGATACGTCACCCCATCTAATATTGCTTCCAAGGTTGTCGTGATTCGATCGTCATGGCGCACTGCAATTAGCTGGTTAGTTGTCGCAGTCGTACCAGTAAGGCTAATCGTGTTACTGATGGTCAACGTATACTCACCACACCATACCGAGAAAGTCGGCGAGAACTTAGA